ATTCAATCGAGTTTTTAGATACGCAATTGGGCGGAACAGGTTACAAAGGTTATGCGGATTTGGAACAACGTATCGAAAAGAAAATTTCGAAATTAATTTTAGGACACGCCGACGCGTTGGATAGTGTTTCGGGAAAAATCGGAGCAAGTCAAGGAAGCGAAAGCCCAACGGCGCAAGCATTGGAAGACAAACAAACAAAAGACGGCGTATTTGTAACGGACGTTATTAATTGCGAGTTATTGCCAAGACTTCAAAATTTAGGTTTTCCAATTCCAAAAGACGTTAAATTTGAATTTAAGAACGACAGCGAACAAATAGAAACCAACAACAATATTGTTGAATTAGCCGTAAAAATAAAACAGGCAGGTTTACAAATGGAAAAAGAATATTTCGAAGAACAAACAGGGATCAAATTATTTGATTTACCCGCTGTTGCGTCAAGTCCGATTCCAAGTCAAAGCGTAAAAAACAGACTCGAAAGTTTATATAAGTAATGAATTACACACAACAACAAATCGAAGCGTTAATCGAGGGTATTTATGACGGATCAATAACAACCCGCGATTTACCCGTCGGTTTATACAACGCAATTTCAACAAAGTTGTTGTCGGCGTTTGGTAGTGTTCAGGGAACACCAAGTAAAGATTTGTTAAACCAATTGAGCGAAAATATTTATATGTTTTCAGGCGCTAAAGTTTACCAACAAATCCAAGACATTAGTTTGCTTGCGAACGACGAAAACATTAAGTCTTTTGCAAACTTTCGGGACGAAGCGTTGGCAATATACGATCAGTATAACAAAAATTGGCTTGAAACTGAATACAGCACGGCAATAGGTCAAGCACAAAGCGCGACGCGTTGGGAACAAATAGAAGCGCAAAAATCAGAATTGCCGTTTTTACAATATAGCGCCGTAATTGATCCGAACACTTCGGAAATTTGTTCGTCTTTAGAGGGCGTTTGTTTGCCTGTTGACGATCCGTTTTGGGACATTAATACACCGTTAAACCATTTTAATTGTCGTTGTACTTTAATACAACACGATAAAACAGACGCGACGGCTGTTGGTATAACATCAAAAGAAGACGCAGACAGGGCAACGGCGGAAATTTCAGAAAAAAGACAGCCATTATTTGAGGGCAACAGCGGAAAAGATAGACTGATTTTTGGAAAAGAACACCCGTATTTTGACGTACCGAAAGCCGACAGAGAATTTGCAAAAGAAAATTTCGGGTTGCCGATCCCAAATTTAGAGAATGTATTTACACCTGCAAGAAACATAAAAGAAGCGCGCACAATGTTTTCGGAAGTGATAGCCGAAAATTCAGGTTTAAAAGTTGGATCAATTACAATTGACAGCGGTTTAAGTTTGGAGCAAATAAATACAAGGTTGGAAGCGATTTCAGGTTTATTTAAAGAATACAACATCAGCCCTGCATTATCAAATAGGGAAGAAGTGAAATTGATTTTAAAAAGTAGTACAACAAAATACGGCTATATTGAAAGGCGCCAATTTATAAACACAGGGGAAACATATATAAGCAGAATAAACATTGGAAGTGCAACAGACGGAGCAAAAGCACGGACGTTTAACCCTGAATTTTTAGGATCAAGAAGCAAAAGCGCCGTCGATTTAGTTAATTTAGATAAAGCAACAACGGTTCACGAGTTCGGGCATATTTTAGGAACGCAAACCGATTTACTTTCAAAAAGTGCGCCCGAATATTTCAAGCAATTTTTTAAAGACTTGGCAGAAATACGAAAAGAATACGTCGCGGAAATAAATACTTCTATTCGGGAAAAAGATTTGTTAAAATACAATAAAATTTCTTTAGGTCGTTATGCCGATAAAAATTTGAATGAATTTATGGCGGAAGCATTTACAGAATATAAATTAAACAGCAACCCTAATAAATACGCAAAAAAAATAGGAATTTTAATCGACAAAACATTTAAAAAATGATAAAACCGTTTGAACATTGTTTGAATTGCAAACATCAACTTTTAACAGGGTGCAAGGCATACCCTGACGGAATACCTTTTGACTTTTCAGAGGGCGAAAAAGTACACGACAAAATCGAAAAAGATCAAGTCGGCGAATTTGTTTTTGAAAAAGGTTTGTCGGATATTGAAATCGAAATAAACAAAATAATAAAAGAAAAAAAGTAATACAATGGCAAGTCAATTCGATTTTAGACGCGTACAGATAAGATTACAGCAAGCCGAAAAGGGCTTGTCTTTGTCGTTGGCTAACATTGCAAAGAATGAATTTTTAAACAATTTCAAGGATCAAGGATTTAACGGTCAAAAATGGAAAGAAGTTCAACGACGAATAGCAGGGACAAAAGCATATTCAGGGACAAAAGACACAGGAAAACGAACGCGCGCAATATTACAGGGCAAGGGTTCGGGACGATTAAGAAAAGACGTTGCAAATTCAGTAAGCAACGGACGAAAAAACAGCGAATTAAGTTATACATTGGTTGTTGATAATGAGTATGCAAGTTATCACAACGACGGAACGTCAAAAATTCCAAAAAGACAATTTGTTGGAATGACTGAACAATTAAACAAAAAGATTTTAAATAAAATAAACGAAAAATTTTCGCAAATATGGTAAACGTAATAAATGAAATTGTCGCGCAACTTCGCACAATTCCTGAATTAAAATTGGTTACAATTTGGAATAATCAATTTAATTACATTGATAGTGGCGAAATATATTCGTTTCCTATGCCTTGCGCGTTTGTTGAGGTAGAATCCGACGGATTCGAACAGTTAGGCAACAGTTACCAAGCAACAGACTTAATTATCAAAATACACGTCGGAAATGATTTCTACAACGGTACAAACATCGACGAAAATTTAACTATATTTGTACTTCGGGATTTGATAGTCAAAAAGTTATCGCGTTTTAAACCTACAACGTCGGGCGACTTTGTTAAAATAAGCGAAAAACAAGATTTTCAACACTCGAACGTATATCATTACGAATTAAATTATAAAACGCATTACATCGACAACACGGCAGTAATTGCGGACATATTAACAACACCGCCGTTGGCGTTAGAAATACAATAAAAAAATGGCAAGAACAATCGAACAGATACAGGCGTCAATAATTTCAGAAATACAAGCAACGCCCGAATTGGCAGAAGCAAACAGCACAAGCCGACGCGCAATTTGGCGTTTATTTGCATACGTTCAGGCGTCGGCAATTCTATTGTTGGAACAAATAATCGACGTTTTTGTCGCACAAAACGACATAAAAATAAGTAAAGCAATTCCCGCGACGGCAACTTGGTTAAACGCAAAGGTTTTTGAATTTCAATATTCAGCAACAAACCCGCAAATCGTGCAATTGGTTAATTTTGCGCCCGTTTACCCTGTCATTGATTCGTCATTGCGTTTGATTTCGCGTTGTTCTGTTGTGACTACAATATCAAATCAAGTTATTATCAAAGTGGCTAAAAACGAACCGCCTGTCGCATTAACATCGACGGAATTAGCGTCGTTGCAATCATATATAAACAATATCGGAATTGTTGGGGTTAATTATAGCTGTCAAAGTTTAGTTTCTGACAAAATACATATTGAAGCCGAAATATATTTCGACGG